TTACTGGCAAAGCTTGGCTGCTGATTATCCTCTTTAGAGGACGTCCCAGCAATTCACCCAATTTTAATTCCCCAATGAATTTTAGTTTAGGGAATAAATAACCACCATCAGCAGGAGTACCTTCAGACAAAGCCTTTAAAGCGACTTCGTTATTCTGAATCATTGCTTGAAAGAAACCAACAATTTTTTCTTTAGCAGTCAATTCATTGACATCCTTATTCATCAATTCCCCTAAATCAATGAGTGTTTTAACTTTTGACTTACCTTTTGAATCTTTTCCAGTAACTTTTTCCTCAAGCTTAGCAACTGCGTCAGTTAGCTTATCAAGTCCAAGATTACTTACTACTTCCTGAGTAGCCTTGTTAATCTTTTCCTCAACTTCCTCAGGTTTTTCCTCAGGAGTTTCCTCAGGCTTTTCTTCAGGAGTCTCTTCTACCACATCTTCAGCATCAACTTCTTCTACGTCTTTACTTTCTGTATCGACGGCATATGTTTTACCGTCAATTTTTATAATCTTTTTCATAAAACTTTTTATTTTTTCAATTTGTGGAGTGCGAAATTTGAATTTTTCGCAATCGTTTGCAAAGCACGCACTATAAGTTGTTGCTCCGTCATTACAACGGATTTTTGTGCCACCTTTGGGGTTCGACCTTTTATATTTTCACTACCGTTCCTTTTGCTTTTATCTGGAGTGTCTTCAGTTGGCTTTTCAGACAACTCTAACAATTTCTCCAGTGCAACGATAGCATCTTTAATAATATTACGATTCTTTTCAGAAATAACTCTACCGTCCTTTAACGATAAAATTAAATCGTCAAGAATTTCTGTTGATTTTTTCTTTGACTTTAGCATATCTTGAACAATAGATTTGGCATCAGGTTCTTTTTTTAAATCAGTTATCAACTTTCGCTGATTCACAATTTTTTCCAAACTAACTAACAATGCTTTACTCATTTTAATCTCATCATCCTCTGCAATCATTTCAGCATAATCTACAAGCTCTCTCATATGAGCACCCGAAAATCCTTCAGTCTGCTCAAGTACTTTAACCATAACATCATCAATATCCTTACCTACCCATTTTACTAACATCTCTTTCCTTAATTCCTTGATTGGTAATTCAAAATTGAGAATATCGTGGAATCTACCAGGTCTATCTAACAAGGCATCAGGGAATTTCTCTGGTGTGTTAGAAGTCAAAATAGTAATTATTCCTCGATTCTCTTTAATACCATCCATTTCAGTTTTCAATAAATCCATTGCTGAACTTGTAATCCATTGGTCAATATCTTCAAAGAATAAAATAGTAGGAGCTATATCTCTAGACAAATCAAATGCCATCTTCAATGCTCTAACTGCACCAATATATCCAAAGTCTCTTGACGACACCCAAATAAAGGCAGCTTCATCATAATCATTCATAAGAACTTTACCTGATTTTGTTTTACCAGTACCAGGGGGACCAACAAACATTAAACCTCTACTCTTTGCATCAGCTCCTTTACTCTTTAACTGCTTAATTGCCTTTTGAATTGGCGTAATTACATTATTAGATAAAACTAAATCTTCCCACTTATCTTTTGTCTTTTTCAAAAATTCACCACTCAAACTAAATATCTGACCTTTCAACAGATTATTTTCGTGAGCATATTCGTTCACTATATCTAAAAACTTTTTATTCCATTCTCTATCACTTGTTTTACTAACTAATTCCACTTCAAGACCATACCAACCTGGAATAAATTTAATAATAAATCTATTGTCGGTACTATCCTTTTTCGTATAAAACTGAGTTCCTTGAATTAAAAAGTCACCAGTAGTTTCAGCAGTTAACTGTATAGTTTCATAAACTAACGGCATTTCTCCACCACCATATGAAAAGTTTCTCTCATCTTTTAAATCAAATTCTGATAACAAATTCTTAAAAGCATTTAGATAACTTCCCAACATTGGCGAAGGGATTATAAATGAATTCAAATAAATATTCTTTACTTTGCAACCAAGATATTTAGAATAAATTTCGTAACAATACGAAGCTGGATTACTTGGCACAGAATCAATATCTAAAGCTTTATTAAACACTTCTGGTAGTTGCTTATTCCAACGTTCAGCAAAACTTTTATTATTCTCTAATTCTTTTCCAGAACCAGGTCTTTCTTCTCTTCTCATTTCTCCACCACATTCTGAACATTTAATATCTGTACAATGTTTTTCTGATTTCATTTTATTTCCACATTCAATACATTCACAATTATAAACTTCTTTATCCTCTTTCTTTTTTTCTTCAACAATCTCTTCTGGCTTATCTTCTTTCTTTTCTTTCTTATCTATACCACTTTTATCATCTTGGTCTTCTTCAAGAACCTCACCAGTTTCTTCATCGGTAACAGGAGAAGGACTAGACTCTTCTTCTTTCTCTTCAGCTTTAATTTCTTTAGTCACAAATTCTTTAATCTGTTCTCCAACTTCCTTTTCCTCTTGAGGTTTCATTCCTTTAGCAGTAATTAAACAATTAGCGTTAGCTGGAACAGCGACAGCCGAAATTTCAAGAAGCTCGTGCTTACCACCTTCATCTTGGGCAGGAAGAAAGCCAACACTCCACGCTTTCAAAATACCTTGTCTATACATTTCACCTATCTCACGACCTAACTGTGTTATATCGTGAAAAACAGGGTCAAATAATACTTTATTATCTTCAACACGAATATTCTTACCAATACCAACTGTATATTGTGGTTTGTAATCGTGTCCTGCTTGTAAGACAGGATTTTTACGCCACTGTTTGAAATTCCAATCTTTCACTTTGATAGAATCACCGTAACGGTCAATCGACTCATCTGAGGCAATAGCCGTCATTTTACCTGTGGCTTTATCTATTTCAGTTACAGCTTGAATTTCTAATTTTTTTTGTTCTTTCTTCATATAATATTGTTTTAATTATCGCCAAAGCAATTAACCTCATATAATTACTTTGACTTGTGATTATGATTATTTATTTTCATTGACTTAGTTGGTTTAAATATAGGAATCAAATCACACTCACAATTAGGGTGTAAAGGTGGAGCAGTTAAATCCTCATAATCAAAGACTACATCATTTATACTCGCTCCTTTATCCAAAAAGTTTTTACTTAGACCAACAGTTGCACCTTCTAATGATGCACATTCAGGACAAGGATTTGGATTAGTCACCCATTGTTTTCCTTCAACAAGACCAGAATCTATAAATGCCTGTTCAGAAGCGTGTGTATTATATCGTAACGTTTCAGACCTTGAAATCATCATTGCTCTACTATCTTCAGCAGTAACAAAAATCTTTTTAACCCTATCTTTAATTTGATACATATCATCACCATTTGCTAATCCAGCAATAATTTGTTTCTTTATATTTTCATTGGTTACTTCAGTTACTTCTACCGCCATCTTTCTGCTTGTAGTTGCTAAATACTTTTTAACATCTTCTCTAGCCAAATCCATTTCCATTTCAGACCCAACTAACTTAAATGCTTCATCAGCAGCTTTTTTATATAATTCAGAAAAAGTCGGTATTGTCGCTGTAACCGTTCTTTTTACCTCATCGGTTATATTAAGTTGAACCGATTCATAAACACTTGTAGCATCAATTTTGACGCCTTTAAGGTACTTATCAAACTTTGGTAATGTAATTTTTCTTTGCTTTCTAAATACATTAATCATTGCATCAAGTACTTTTTCAGAATAACCTTTCCAAAGAATATTTTTTAACTTCCAATAATCTTGTATCTGTTCCTTGTTCATTTTACGTCTTGGAATTGCATCACGTACTTCTTGTTCCTCTTGCTTTTTATATGCTTTCCAAATTCCAGATTTTACCTGTTCATAAATCTTTTTTCTAGTTTCTTCTTGCTCTTTCTTTCTTTCAATATGTTCCTTACTCCTAGCTCTCATCTCTCTCATTCTACCAGCAAATAATCGCTTAGCTTTAGCATTTCCATTTTCTGGTTTTATTTTCATTACTTTAATACCTTTACCTTCATTGCCTTCATTGCCTTCATTGCCTTCAGTACCGTCTGGTCTATCTGCACCAATCGGAGCAACATTCAAAGGTAAATAAATAGCATCACCACCATCAACATCAGGTAATCCTTTCTCACGTCTCACTTCATTGATAGTTAAAAATCCTGCCTTAATACCTTCTGTCCAAATCTTTGCTTGTGTTTCTTCATCCTCTGGTACTGGACTTTCAAAGTCTAAAAACATTTCTTCTGTACCAGGAAACAATGGAAGCAAAAATTCATTCAGCTGTTGCACCAATCTTTCCATCTTAGGTTTGATTGTATATCTTGCAAAAATATACTGAGCAGTTTTAGCTGCAGCAAAATTAACACCCTCGGTTTGTGATACGATTGCTTTTGGTACACGGAAAATTCCAAGTAATTTATCTCTACTGAATTTTTGCTGTTCTAAAAAATCCATATCTTTTTGACTTAGACCAGACTTATCAAATTTCATAGCACCAAACAACACCATTAAATTGTGAGCATTCTTAACTCCTTTATATTGTTTTTCAATACTCGTTTTCAATTCATCTTTTTGCTGTGGCTTCATACTATCAACATCCACAGTAAGCACTGCATCTGGACGAGCTGAATTTTCATAAAACTTTTTGTTCCATTCCTCTGAATAATTATCAATATCAACAACTCTAGCTGCTTGCTCTAATGTTCCCATTCCTCTCATCGGTTTAGCAGGATTAGGATATTTCAAAAATATAACTTCCTCTGGTGTAAGCTCTACTTCTTTACCCATACTAACTCTATATTTATAACCAGCAATTAACTTACCTTCACCAGTAATAGGAGTTATCTTATCTGGGCTTAAAAAATAAATGCCAGTGACTTTACCACCTTCACGTTCTAAAAACCAAGGTGCTTCACCAGCAAGTTCCAAATAAGCCTGCGTCAACCAAAAATGGTCAAACTTTGTAGTAAATTCATTAACTCTATACAAAACATCTAAAATATCGTGTTTTTCAATTTCTTCAACACCATCTTTAGTTTTTTTGTATAGTTTCAATTCTAAATTTGCTACTTCATCTGAAATAGAATTGACACAAGCTGCAACCCATCCTTTCATTTCCTTTAGATATTCAACTTGCTTAGGATTATATGAATCAAAACCATAGCTGGCTGCTTCATAACCAACTGGAAGATATGGTACTTTTTGTTCATTATTATCATTAGCTCGAATAGCACTAACAATTCTTCTGAACACATTTTGTTTAGCCATAGACTATTCTCAAGATAAAAGCCAAATAGACTTTTATTTACAAATTAAAAACTCAAACACTAATTAAGCATTTGAGCCGTAACCCTATTGGGTGCTTGTGTCAAACTTATGCCCTTGAGCACAACAACACGCCGCCCAACATTAAAGGGGACAATAATAACTATACCTGCTGATTCAATTATACACTTATATATCCTTCTTGTCAACAGTTAATAGTTATATAAAGTTATTATCCCCCGATTTCTGCCAAATAACGCTCAATATTGCCTTTATTTTCCTGCATAATCTGCTTAAAATCATAAAGTTTTCCACAAGCTGAACATTTTATTTTACCACTACCTATACAGGGCAACTCAGTCTTAAACAACACTATACCTTTTGTTTTGCAATCCAAATTCGGACAAAACCAAATATAATAGTTCTTTTTACTATCAATCTTCTTAATATCTGAATTAAAAATATTTGACATAATTTATTGCTCTTTGGTTTTTATCAATTCTTCAATGATATCTTGATATTCTTTAACACTGATTCTAACATCAAACTTATCCTTAACCTCTTGTAATTTTTCTTTAGCCTCCTTTTTTCTTTCTTCTTCAGGAATAAATCTTTTTAAATCTTCAACATCGTGAGCAACTGGCATACCTAACGCCCAAGCAGTTATTGTCTTATTACTTGACTTATATTTCCATTTTCCTTTACTACTAAATGGATTAACAACTATATCACCCTCCAAAATATCTTGATTAACTGTATCTACATTCCAAGGCAAATTTCTTAACTCTATTTGACCAGTAACAGAAGCTGGTAAACTAAATCCCTTATCTGCTATGACTATTAAATTAAGATTAAACTTTTTCAAGAAATGGACGACTGGTTTTAACAATTCAAAATTTGATGAATAACCAAACCAAACAACCCATTTAGCCTCTCCTTTATGCTGTTTTCTTGTTCTATGCTCAGTTAAATCCATTCTATCAGGAACACAATAAACTGGTTTATCAGTAAACTGCCGTATTGCATTTGCTAATGCTTCTGTCGAAGTAGTCACTGCATCAATTTCTTCAAGCATTTCTTTAACACGATATTGCCAATTCAACCAATCAGGGTCACAGTTATGAACTACAATACCATCAACAACATAACTATTATCATCTTCTACTTCAAAATTATAAACTGTTTCAATTTGACTATTTTCAACTATTGATTTTATTGGGTGGGTATAATAATTATTATATT